ACCAGGAGTCTGCCGGGATGAATGTCATGCCGCGAGGTCGACGTCCTTACGGCCGACGTTCTCGTTGACGTAGGCCGCGACCTTGGTGGGCTTCAGCACGCCGTAGTAGGCCGCGACTGCGATCACGAACGAGACCACAGCAGCGCCAGCCGCGTTGGCCACGTCGAAGGATCCGCCGTTGTTGAGTGTGTCGACGTACTCCTGGCCGACACCGGAGAGGATGGAGAGTCCGGTGAGGGTGAGGGACTTGACGGTGTCTGACGTGCCCTCGGCTTTGGTGACGACTCCGACGATCAGCGGAATGACTACGCTGACGAGGAGAGCCACGACCGAGATGCTGTCGAGGTTGAGTTCCATCGTGATGTTGCTCCTTGTGGTTATCCGAACGTGTCGCCCAGCGGACGACCGTATGCGTCCAACAGTTCACGCGGCCCGGTGTCGGGCTGCGCGTATTGCACCTCGAAGGGTACCCCGAACGGGATGTACTCCGCTATCACATCGTCAATCCTGTTGCTCCCGGTCAGGAATCCCTCGTAGTGGTGGCTCCTGGACAGGTGTGCCGTCGTCTCCCACATGCAGTCCGGCAGGAAGGACCCGTCGAAGTACTCTGTGGCAACCGATCCCCGCTCCACCTGGAAGGCGATGGCCTCGAAGACGTCACCGGCCGGGAGGGGAGAGGTGACCCCATCCCACACCGAGTTGATCTCGAAGGTGGGCACCGGGATGTCGGCGTTCAGTGCGTCCGTGGGTGCGAGGATGAAGGGAACCTGAAGTCGTACCCACTGACGGTTCGACGCGTCCGTTCGGAAGACCGTCTCGTCGTTGGGGTCCCCGGTTGCCACCAACTCGTTGTACGTCGGACTGGACGTGGCGTAGATGCCCTCACCGAGCGGAGCGTAGAGGTCAATCTTGATGTCGACGTCCATGATCTTGCGAACCCAGACGCTCAGCACGTAGGGGGTGCCGGGCTGCAAGCCAGCCATCAACTGCTTGTCAGGGGACCACGGGTACACCGCTCCGTTGGAGATGGTCACGTAGTCGTTCGACGCGGTGGAGGTGACTACGAACCCACCGGTCACACCGTCGATCGGGTTGATGCCGTCGGCTGCGCCTAGGGTGTCTCCGTACGTCTCGTACATCAGGGCCGTGTTCATCGGCTGCGGGTCGCAGATCTCGTTGACGCGAGTGGCCACAACGGTGATGACCTGCTTGCGGGGGTCCTCATACGGCAGCGGGTCCATGGAGATGTTGCGGATGGAGATCTCGTCCACGAACACCCCGCCGTTGCCAGGGTCTAGGGTGGTGCCATCCACCTCGGGAAGACAAGCAACCCACGCCGTCCCCGCAGGCGGGTACCCGTAGACGCTGATCTCCACGTACCCCTTGTCGGAGTTGTGCGGACGACTGACGTACGTACCGACGTCCTTGTTGACGTAGGCGAAGTCCTCGTCGTAGTAGACGAGAGTCGCTCGAACAGAGAAGGTGTCGTAGCCACTGGTGTTGAGCACCCACATGCTGCCGACAAGTGACTGTCCCTCTTCGGCCTTAGCCATACCTGTCACACGGACAGGGTGCCAACGGAGAGGTCCAGCAAAGTTCGTTGCCCACTTGAATCGTCCCGACCACTTCCCGTTGCGGTGGAACGCCCACTGAGCGGAGTCGGAGTTGTAGTTCTCGAACGACGTGCTTCCATCCTCCGCGCCGACGTAGGCCTCCCACTGTCCCTCGAAGTGCGTAGCCCACGGGCCCAAGAGGTTGGTGTGTACTTCGTCCTCCTCGAACTGCACGGAGTCGATGTAGTGCGAGCGCGAGGTGTCGACGTCTTCCACAGTCAGCGAGACCTCTGCGAAGTCGGCCTGCCTCCAGAACACCTGGTCCGGATCAGATCCCTCGGCGCGAGAGTAGTAGTTCGTTCTCGGTCGTGAGGCGGACACGTAAGGCCGCTCCCACGCCACGTTCGAGGCGAAGTCTTCCCACCCACGGATCTCAGTGATGGCAGCGTCAGGGAGGGTGCGCTCGGAGTAGGCGAAGTCGTCAAGGAGACCGGCCGGTGGTGTTACCTCCAGCACCGGGTCGGGGTCCATGTCGGGGAACAGGAACGGGGTGTCCGTTACTCCGACGATCTCGATCGCAGCCATGCGCTATGCCTTCTCGTAGATACCGTGACGCGTCGCGGTGCTGTGCGCCGCATCAGACACGTTAGCCAACTCATCCAGTTTGTATGGCAGGAACTCGTCCGCAGGTGTCGCGGTCTCGTCCAGTGGAAGGTACTTGCTGACGATGATGTTGCTACCGTTCGTCTCCACCAGGAGTCGCTCGTTGTCTACGAGAGCGGTCCACGAGTCGACCACCGTCTCTACCCCCGCGTCGGTCTTCACCAACTGGGTGCGCGAGGCTCGCCAGTAGTTGTTGTCGTCCGTCCAGCGGAAGATGATCCCGTGCTCGGTGGCCGTCGTTGCGGAGCGGAAGGTGACCCCGATCTTTGCGTCCGGTAGGGCTACGAAGGTGGAGTCGATGAGTGCTTTGCGAAGCGTGGCCGGAAGCGCTGGGGCTTCGAGGTCCACTACCGCGCAGCCGTCGGAGATCACCCACTCATCGGTCGAGTTGTCCCACGGGAACAGTGCGGTCCCGTAGTCGGTGTCCGACAACTTGCGTCGGTGCTTGGAGTCGAAGGAGTCGAAGAGTGACTGGTCGAGGAGCACCCCGGTCGGACTGTAGGTGTTGGCGAGTTCGTTACCGTACTGGTCGAACCAGGTGATCGATGCCTGCACGTAGTCTGGGTGAGCCGCGTTGTGTGCCTTCGAGTACAGCGACGCGGTGAAGTACTGCTCGACCTCGGGGATCTCCACCCACTTCTCGCTGGACAAGGTGTCCCCGGAAGGGACGGTAGTGTTCTCGTCGGACAGTGAGGCGTAGGCGCGGCCGAGGTAGGAGACCTTGTCGGCGAACGCGTAGATTCCTTCCTCCAGCCAGGTGGGAAGCCCCCTCAATGGGATGCCGTACTTGCTGACATCACCGCGCGTGCGCTCGGTGCCACCGGCAGCGCGTGCAACGCTGGTGAGCCGGATGTCGTAGGTTGATCCGCCTGTGTTCTGGATGCGAAGCAGGTTGCGGGTGCTGTCGCTGGGGGTAAGCGGTCCGACGTCTCCTATCAGCACGTTGACGTCGTCCATCGTCATCTCGTAGCCCTCGGAGAGTGGCTCCCAGGTGGAGAAGCCTCCGGTGTCCTTGTTCCCGTGGGTGAGGTAGTCGGGGGTGACGACAGTCCAGTAGGAGACGTTCGTGGGGAGTTTGTTCTTCGCCGCCGCCGCATTGATGTACCGGTAGTAGACGACAGGGTCGCCGTACGAAACCATCGAACCCTTCTCGTAGGTGCGACGCTTCGTCCACTCCCCTAGGTATGGGTTGGTGGACTCCTTGTCGACCACAGCCCAGTTCACCAGACCGGACGGAGGCAGCCCGCCTGTGCTCTCGACGGTAGACACGTAGAGGATGTCGGCGTACGTGACAACGGCACCCGCTGGGTAGGACTTGAAGTACGACCACGCCTCGAAGCCAGGGTTGGCGAAGGACGACTGGTCCACGTCGAGCATGCGGTTGCGTCCGTCGCGAACAACTACGTCCCACCCGAGCGTGGCGTTGATGGCGTTACGCAGCGACAGCGCTGTGCCCCGCTGGCGGAACAGGTACGACCCGGTCCGCACGCGGAGCCGGTGTAGTTTGGGTGCGACGGACGGCTCCGGCTGGATGCCGAACTGTAGGCCGAGTGCGACTAGCCGGTTGAACGCGACCTTGGCCACGTCGTTGGCGGACAGCAGCAGGTCGTACTCGGTACGCACGAGGTCGAGGTGCAGTGCGAAGACGTTGGTGAACTTGTGCAGTTCGGTGTTCTCGAAGTCGATCGAGGTGTCGGTCAGTTCATCCATCGGTGCCTTGTAGACGCGGGGGATGAGGTTGTAGAAGTACTCCTCGTACCCGGAGTCCTGGATCGTCAGCCCGGTGCATGCGCCCGCGAGGTACCAGGTGCCTGCGACCTTCACGAAGAAGCCGTAGTAGTAGTACTTTCCCTGCTCTAGGGTTGTCTCGGAGATCGAGAGGTAATCATCGACCGGACCGGCCTCGTCGTAGATGACCGTGCCGTCGTCCTCGCGGTACGGGAAGCCGAAGGTGTTTCTCACGACGCGGAAGTCGGTGTAGGTCTTGTCGATGGGGGTGGTCACGTCAATACGAAGCGTGCCGTATCCGGTCTGGACAATGTCGCACGACCGAACCCCGAGGGTGGGAGTCAGCACGCTCGGGGAGCCGCCACCTCCCGAGCCGAAGGAGGACCCGCCGTAGAAGGAGAGTCCGTAGAAGTCTGTTACATAGACAGCCACGTCACGCTGCCTCGTACATGATGATGCCGCCGAGCACGTCGTTCACGGCCCACCCGAAGGGGGTGAGGTCGTCGGCGTTGGACTCCACCATTCCTACCGCGCGCCACCTCAGGTCACGGGTTCCGGTGTAGTTGGATCCGTCGATCTTGGTTAGCGAGCCGTCGAAGCCACTCGTGTCCACGCCCTCCCACTGCGAGTTGAATCCTGTTTGCGCGGCGCTCGTGGATACGACCGGGCTGTTCTTGTACGTCACCCCGAAGGAGATGTTGGTCTTCGTCTTCGTGTTGTCGTTTGTGAAGTTGAACGACTCGGTTCCCGAAGTGATCTTCAGAGTCTGTCCCAGTGTCGCAGTGAAGTATGACGCTTGGGAGTAGGCCATGCAGGCATACGACTGGGATCCCGAGGAGTCGCGAGCGATCAGGGTCCCGAGTGCTGTTCCATTGACTGCGGTAGCAGCCGGGACGGGGTAGGAGAATCGCCAGTTGCCGTCGGTGGTAGGCGTGCGTAGCATCGTCAACTTGATGCGTGCGATGACCAACTTGCCTACCTGGAGGTAAGCGCCGGTACGAGTGGCGTCGGCGTTCACCGGCTGCTCTGATCCGGAGGACGTCCAGGTCGGGTCCCACGAAGTCCACGCACCGATGGTCGACACCATGTCGAGGAGTCGGTTGTTCAGGTCGGCGTTCGTCACCGACCCGTGGACTCCGATGTCCAGACCGAGCGCCGTCATCACGGCCATGATCTCGTCCTGCACACCGTTCATGTGCGCTGCGCGAACGCGATCGACCTCGTCCACCTTGGTGGTGAACGTGGTCGGGTACGAACCGGGGTAAGCAGCCATCAGTATCTCCTACTCGATTCCGCCCTCAGGGGCAAAGATGAAGTTCCCTGCGGTCGCAATCTCCCACTCGTTGAGGATGATGTCAGCAGTAGTCACAGCGGGGGTGACGTCCTGTCGAATCATGACCGGGATCGTGACGTAGTCAACTCCGGGTACGGTGCGGATCAGTGAGTAGAGGGAGGACACGTTGAGGCGTTCACCGAACTCTCGGTTGTCCGGGCTCAGGTAGGAGAGAAGGATGTCCTCCACGGCCGCAGACACGGCGGCCTGGACGTAGCGCTCGTTCACACCGATGACTATCTCGTCGCCAGTGGTCGGGCCGCCTAGGTCAATAGGCACCAGGGAAGCGTTTGCAACGGTGACATCGGTGCCCGCCAGCGCGAGCGGGACGAGGGTCTGTCGGACTAGAGTCTTCAGTGCGGTCGATGCCACAACACCTTGCGACCCGAGGATCCAGATCGTGATGCTCGTGGCGCTGTTGGTGGCAGCGTTGGCCTTGCCCACGCCCTGCACACCGAGCGCGATGTCCTCGAAGTCCTGCAACGTGACGGCCCGGTTCTGCGTGCGGTACGCGCGGGGAGCGTTGACCCGGATCTGCTCGGTGGTCTCCTCCTCGGTGCCACCGGTCATCTCACTGGACGAGGAGATGCTGAGATCCCCGGCCGGTCCGGCGAAGGCGATGATCGAGTCGGCCTCGACGTTGCCCTCGTTTCCCCCACCCATTCGGTAGGCCGCCCAGACTCTTAGGTCTGAGGGCGGGAGGAAGCCGTTGATGCCGTCTCCTAGGTTCACGGTGACGACCCCGTCGCCGTCCTTGTTCATCTCGAAGGACTTGTCGTACGGGGTGGCGTCTAGGATGCGGGGCTCGACCCGGTACTCCTCGACGGTGTCGCCACCAGACACCACGACGGCCACGTCGATGAAGACGCGGACTGTGCTGTCGATGACCGGTACGTCGGGGAGGACGAACTCCTGGTACTGGGTTCCGTCGGTGGTTCCGATCTGGAGCAACTGCTCGTCCACCCCGAGCACTGAGACGAGATCTCCTGAACGTGTCTCCCCCTCGGATACCGGGACTGCGACGGAGCCAGAGCCGGGGACGGTCGTGGTTTCATCGACCTCGAAGATGATGGGAGCGTCGCGTTCGGTGTTGTAGGCCGTGAGGAACTGAGTACCCGCGACGATGTCGAAGTCCGCTACGTCTGCGTTCGTCAATGTGATGGTGCCGGACGAGTTGGTGCGGCCACGCGGGAGGTAACCAAGGACCTCGGCTAGATTGAGAACAGACTGGCGCTTCGTGGCTGTTCCAATGTAGGCCTCGGCGGCTGCCCGGTCGCCGTAGTAGGAGAGGATGTCTCCCATGTAGGCGAAGGCCTCGACCATCATCACCCCGAAGTCGGCCACCGAGCCCGGGGTCCACTCAGGGTAGGCGGTGGTGGCGTAGTCGAGCAGCGACGTGCGGAAGCCGTCGTAGTCTTTGCTCGTGTAGTCCACGATCACAGTGGCCATCAGCCGCTCACCGTCTCAATCACTGCGCCGCCCTCAGAGATGTCGGCGATGTTCTCGTACTGGGCCAGGGATGGCGCAGCCTTTGCTTCGTCTACCCGAACGTACTGGACATCGGCGGCGAGTATCGCATCTCCCCGCTTGTTCCAGATCGGGTTGATCACAGTGGCTCGAACACCGGGCTCGTAGGCCGCCAGCGCGTTCTTCACCAACTCCTCCAGCCGCTGCTGCTCAGCATCGTTCTCGGGCTCGAACAGGAAGGAGACAAGCGGCACCCCGTAGGGGGCTCGGTTGACCCTCTCCCCGGGGTTGGTAGAGACCAGGGTACGGACCCTCTTGGAGATCTGGACGTTCGGATCCGTGTCCACAGCGACGGCCCCCTGGGCGGTCAACTGGAACGGGATCTTCGGCTGGATGCTCATCTGCCAATCATCCCACGCCTAGACAGCCCACTTGGCGAACTGGGCGTCGTTCACCAGTTCGTCGGGCTTGACCTGGGTGCAGTCGATCCCCACCACGATGTCCCGTCCCTGGATCTGGCCGAGGTTCTCGATGCGAGTCACCCGGTAGACGCGACGGTCGTAGACGATGCGGTCGCGTAGGTAGTCGTCGTGCTCGATCTCCAGCCACGTCCATCCGACGTCCACCAACTGGTTGAAGCCGCCAGTCATGTGGATCTCGTCGTTGTAGTAGAAGCCGGTGTCGGTGTCCTGGTTCAGGCCCTCTTCGCGAGTGACGTGGATCATCGGGGTGCGGAAGGGTCCCTTGTAGACCTTGCCGACCTCGTCGCCCTCGTCGTAGATGTCATTCATCACCGAGGCTTCGGCATTGAAGCGGTAGTAGTCCACGTAGTCGCCAACGAGACCCTGCCACCCTTCTAGGGCGTCATGGATCTCATTGGTCTCGAAGTCGGCGTGGAATCTGCCGCGCTTGTGGTCGAGTCGGGACAAGGTGGGACCTACGTTCCAACGACGGTGATCGGAATGGCTGCGGTCGAGGTCACATCGAACCCGTTGGCTGCGGTGTCCCAGGTGAAGGCTGCCGTGACCCCGTCAGAGGCGTTCTCGGCGATCGTCTCAGCCCGGCTCCCCTCGAATGGGAACCCGCGTGCGTCCCTGGCGATCGACGGCTCGCGCTGACCTTGCAGCGAGATGCTCGCCGACTGGCCAGCAGTCAGGGGGACACCAGCAACGGTGACCGTGCCGGACGATCCGGAGTGTGTCACCTCAACCTTCTCGTGATACTCCGAGAGGTTGAACCGGTCGCCGTTGACGTTGTCCGTGTTACCGGAGAACGTCCCTGCGATGTTGTGTACGGTTGCCGCCATGGCCTACCACCATCCCCCGACAGCAGGGCTGGGCACGCCGCTGTCGTCGTCGTTCCTGTGATCCACTGGAGGCAGCAGGCGCTGCGGTGGTCCGTTCTGGTCGTACTCGCGAGCCTTGTAGACCGGCACGAGACGGTTGTTGGTCCGGCTGGTCCGTCGCAGCGTGCTCATCTCGATGCGGAAGAGGCCGACGTTGAGTTGTTCACACAGCGTCCGGTACTTCTCGGTGAGGAGATCGATCTGCTGGAGGATCTGACGGTACCTCTGGCTGCGGTTGATCGAGGTGCCCTCGGCCGTCTGGATGTCCACGTCGGTAGCCGCGTCAGTGGACAGGGCCCACAAGGTCTCGATGGTGGCTAGGATCGCGACGAGGAACTCCTCCTCTTCCGGGAGGTTCGACACCGTGATGCCCTGCTCGTCGTACTTGATGAACCCGTTCCCGTCCCGGTAGCGTACGGACACGGTGCGACCGGAGGTGTGCTGACCGAGAGCGTCGTCCACGTACACAGCCAGTTCGGCGTCAGTGAACAGCGCGGTGGACGTACCTTCGAGGACGATCATGTCCCCGTCCGGAAGCGCGGGGTCCAGGGTGAGGAAGCCGTTCTCCTCGTCCAGCACGTAGTCGTCGGTGTCGAGGATGGTGACGGTGAGGTCGTCCTGGTCGATCGCCTTAGCGACGAAGCCGGACTCTCGAATCATGTCTACGGGGAGGTCGTGCAGCGTCTGCACACCGTCGGACTTGATCTGGTGCTGGAAGGGCTCACCCTTGTCCGCGATCTCTGCGCGGACTCTGTCGATGAGGTGGGCGTAGGTGGTCACCGGCTTGTCACCTTCACTGCGCCGATCGCGAGAGTGAACGTGTCGTTCTGCGCCGCGTCCAGCATCGCTGGGTCGATGAGAGTTCCCCATCGCACGGTGCCAGCAGTGCCGGAGGCTGCCGTCACCACAGCGAGCCCGTGGACTCCCTCGATGCCGGAGCCCTGTGGGTCCGTGAACGGTCCGAAGGTGAGGATGCTGTCGTTGCTGCTCTCTGCGTACCCGTCACCGTTGGTCACAGGGACCGACCAGGTGATCGTCTGCCGGGCGTACCCGGCGCTGGAGAGTTCGGACCCGGAGATGGTGGCGATCAATCCGTCACTCATGTAGTCGGGGTCCACCACGTACGGGCTTTCCATCAGGGCCAGGTAGGTCGTGTAGGACCCGCGCCCCGTGATCAGGTCTACGGCCTCCAAGGCCCTAGCCAGGGGAATCGACATTCCTACTCCTCGTCATTCTCGAACAGAAACACGCGATTCCCCTGGCTCTAGGTCTAGTGCCAGAGAAGGCCCTTCTCCTCCAAGTGGTCCGCGAGCGCCTGGGGTACGACGTACTCGCGACCTTCCTCGAAGTCGTAGTGGTTGTCCTTGCCGAAGGTCAGTTGCTCCAGTGTCGTGTTGACCCGGATCTTGACGTTCGACTGCTTGACCTCGATGACAGTCTCGCCATCGTCGGCCACGACCTGCGTGGGTCCTGCCGAGTAGTCGACGGGCTCCTGGTCGGCCTTCACAGCCGCTGCCGTGACCATGGCCACAGAGGCTGCTCGGGCTGCCTGCTCTTCCGCGTGCTGGGCGGCCAACTTCTCAGCCTGCTTGCCGGTGAAGTCTGCCGCGCGCTTCGTACTTGCCATTGTGTTCTCCAAGTGGGGCTCAGTGGGTTCACTTACCAAGACCTAGCGTAACGACGAAGGCGGGCCAGGAGGTAACCCCTGACCCGCCTTGCGCTGACCTAGGTCAGTTGGTCTCCGCCACGACCACGGACTGGTCCGTGATGAGGCCGAGGCCCCAGATGGCGTACCAAGCGAGGGCGTGCTCACGACCGAAGTCGAGGATGCCGCCGTCACGCAGTTCGACCGGGAGGCTGATCGCGTGACCGAACGCGTTGTCTCCGAGGAAGATCGAGGCGTAGCGGTCACGGTTACCGTCACCGACGCCAGCGGTGTCGGCGGTGTAGCCAGAGCCAGCACCGTTGACGACCTTCTTGACCTGCGTGGTCTCGATGAAGACGACGTCGTAGAGACGACCGATCTCACCGAGCATGAAGTTGCCCGGAGCGGCGTACTTCGTGACCTCGATGAACTCGGGGGTGTCACGGAGACGACGGCTCTGGTGCGGGTGGACGAACGAGACGTAGGTCTCGCCCAGCCGGGGGACGTTCTTGGTCGCGAGCGTCTCGACCGCGTCCTTGACGAGCGCGGGGGTGAAGTAGAACCCACCGGTCATCGAGGCGCGGGTCGTGCCGACGGTGCCCAGGTCGTAGGGCGAGACCGCCGTACGGGTCGTCGCGGCCTCGTAGCCGTAGAGCACCGAGGAGGCCGTGAGCAGGGTGTCGCGCGCCGAGGCGTCGAGGTAGAGCGCCATGTTGCGGCCGAGGAGACGCGAGGCCGAGGCCATGACGTCATCGAAGGACGCGTTCAGGAGCAGTTCGGAAACGGCCACGCCGTACCCGTGCTCCGCGACCGTGATGCTGAACTGCGACGCGGTGAGCGCAGCAGTCTGCATGCGGACGCCCTCAACGAGTTGTGAAGCCTCGCCGAGGTTGTTGTAGCGCATGAAGTTGATCGTGAGGCCGGGCTGCACACCCAGTTCGGTCTTCTTCACGGCGAACTGCTCGAACCTGAGGATCGGCATCGCCTGGAAGAGGATCTCCTTCGACCAGATGGTCTGGATGGCCTGAGTCAGGTTCCCATTGGAACCCGAGTAGGCGGTCGGGGTGGCGGAGAGGGCTCCGGTACCCGTGATTGCACTAGCCATGGTTGTCCTTTGTTGTCAGTCGGCGTCAGCCGAAGAGTCCACGTTCACGCTGTGATGCTGCTGCACCCAGCAGACTTCCCCGATGCTTGGCGTAATCCGCCGCCGACATGTTCTGCAACTCTTCAATCGTGAACGTCTGTTGTCCCGGTGTGTTGTCCATGGGTCCCGTCGGGGCGTATCCAGCAGTGGATACTCCCTTCATTCCAGCCCGCGCCTGTTGCTGCGCCTGCTGGATACCTTCCACGATAGCGTCTGTCTTTGCAATCGCGGTAGCAATGCTCGCATCGATCTCCGCCTGGGTGTTACCCGAGATGTAGTCGATGAGTTCTGGGGCGATGCGGTCCTGGTTCTGAGCGACAGCCTGCTGGGCGTAGGACTGGAGGCCGAGGAACTCGCGCTCCTTCTCCAGCAGCACGCGCTCCTGCTGGCGCTCGGCCTCGATGGAGGCGAACTTCGCCTGCCATTCGGCGTCCTTCTCGGCGAGCAGAGTCTTGGCGTCCTGCTCTTCCCAGCGCTTCTTGGCCTCTTCCTCAGCAGCGGCTCTCGCCTCTGCCTGGGCG